CCTGGAATTTTGCTCCATGCGCTTCTGGCGTGTGGGAAACACACGAGTAATGGGCCCCAAGCCCTTCAGGGTGTTGAGCAAGATGGCGGTTAAGGATCCTTCTGTCAAACCTGCCGATTTGATACCGTATTTGCGCGGCATTATCGCGAGTTACAAGTATGACATGTTTGTACCTGTGCTTGGTGAAGTGCTTAGCAAACTCCGCTCCGTAATTGGAAGTGGAAAGGTGATTAGGCCCAAGGACTTCGCAGAGAAGGTCAAGGCGCGGCAGAGACATGAAGCGGATGATGCTACATGGGAGCAGTTCACCAAGGTCTACGGCCTAACGGCCGACGAGGTCTTGGTGATGCTGGACCAGTCTGACATTATCCCCGGTGGAGAACTCCGGACAGAGTACGCCACCTATGGGGCGATAACGGACGGCATGTTTGTGCCGACCGCGCTGCCCTACTCTGGGACACAGCCAACACTAGTTTGTGTTGAGCCGAACCCAGGGCCCTTCGTGCCAGTCGCGAGACAGCGCCAGCAGGCGCGGACGGCGGCAGAAAGGGTGGTGGAAATCATAACCGAGCAATTGTTTGAAGAAGACGAGTGCAAGAGTTGTGAGACGTGCGGCGCCGACTTGCAGGTCTCATTGGACCGTTTGAGCAAGAAGCGCAAGCCTGAGCTGGTTGGAATCGAAACCAACCCCGGGCCTAACAAACGCACGAGGAAAGGTCGCGGTAAGGCTAAGAACCAACAGGAACCACGTCAAGAAATGTCTGTCAGCAGCCTGCTTAAACTATTGGGCAAGGCCGCCCTCACCACTGGTGGAGGGGCACTGGGAGGGTTTCTTGGGGGGCCAGCTGGTTCGGCTATGGGGGCCAAGGTGGGTGCTGGTGTGTCACGAGTCGTCGGGTTCGGAGACTACCACATCAAAGCCAACTCAATAGTGAAAGGAGTGCAGGGCACCAGCCCAGTCACTCTTTCATTCCAGGTGCGGATAGAGGACTTAGGGTCCGACACCGCGTATATCTCGGAGACATATCCGGTTCTACCGCTTTCAGTGTCACCAAGATCCCAATAAACCCTGGTTTG